CTTGTTTGTCGGCTAACCCACCCGGTGCCCCCTCATGGACTGCCATCCATAAGGACCCGGTGGGGTGTGTGAGTGCTTGCCAGCAGATCTCAGGGGGCGTCCCCAGGATTGCGTCCCAGGATCAACATGCAGCCAGCATCCCCCATCCTCAGTCATCTGCATCTTGCACACTCACAGCACACCAATACCCTCAGCTCGAGCTGTGCACCATTAGCCCTAATTGGAGTCAATTACACTGTCAACACCCTCTGGCACACCAGGTTCCTCTGGGGGAGGCTTGGGGGCTGGGGGGGGTCTAGGGGCCGGAGGGGGCTTGGGCACAATATTGAACCCAAGACAATCCTCCTCAGGCAACCCTGCTTCCCTTCGTAACTTGTTGACATAAATCTGCCAGTCAGTGAGTTGACAATCATCTGCGCCCTTGGCAAACAATGAAGCACCGGCCACCCCGCCAAATGTTGACTGGGTAAACTCGACATCATAGTCCACCATCAAATGGCCATAGCTGGAATTAGCAAACTGAAAGAAGTTCAAGTTTGCCAAGTAAGCACCGACACGCTGGTTGTCAGTGGCTTCCGTGATGGTGCCATTGCCAGTGGTCAGCAGCCAAGGAACTCGGGAGTGAATTTGATTTGTATCCCAAGCAATTCCTAGGCCTCCAGCTGTGGTGGTCCCATAAGCGGGGCACACCACATTCGAGTTCATACTGACAATGGCATTAGCTTGTGCAACAAATGTGGGTATAATGACCCACTGCGCTAGCTCCTGATGGTCATAAAGTGCTCCAAACCTGACCTCACCAGTCTGAGTGGTGGGGGAGGTTGATACAAACCTGACCTGCAGCTTGTGCCACCTGTATTTAGCATAATTGTTGGCGATGCTCTTCAACCACGGAAAATAGTTGGAGTCCGTGGGGTTAAGGCCAAAATGATTCTTGGCCCACCCCAGCGTACCAGCATTGCTGACAGTAAGTAGTTGCTCTGAATGTTGAACTCGAATATTACCATTGTAGGCTTGCTGTACCTGTGGTCTAGTATACCTGATAATTGGTGTATTGGGTACAAGCCCGCGCGGCACGTTCTCAACTCTCTGCTTGGTGTTTCGGCCTTTGGCCTTCTTAGTGGAGTTATTTTTAGTCATGGTGCAATGCGAATTGCTCTTAAGTGAACTGATTGCTCAACGTCAATGATCGGTTATAAATGCTCTGGCTGGGAACATTCATGCCCACTGTCAAACAGAGCTGCTCCGTCGAGATCTCCTCCTCGAGCATGCGCTGTACCCAAGGCATAACGCCAAATGCCCTATAAAAGGACACCCTGGCTGCCTCGGTGATGGGTGAAGGTTGGCTAGATAGTCGTTTAGCCAAAAAGGCCATACCGCTACCATCTTTGAGCTCCCCCTCCCTCCCAGCTATCTCCTTCAACTTGAGGTAGAAAGCTTGGAGTACTGGCACACCACTGGCCAAAGCCACACCTGCCGTCCCAATGCCTGCAGCCCACTGCTTGTATGGGTTGCTGGCAGGGTGTAGACAGAATGTGTCCTTGTCCATGCAAACACGAGGGTTTCGAGACATGGTCCAGCCATGGTGGGTGTAGACGGGATGCATCTGGCAAAACTCAATTTGCTCAAAGCAATAAACGGTGTCCTCCACTTTCATGGTGAAGCCTAAATCGTGAAACCAGCCTGGGATGGCGTTACGCACCCTCCTCTCGTCCTGTTGTGGAACAATGAGGGTGCAATCATCGCCATTGTTGGCAAGTCTGGCAACTACACCAAGCTTGTCACACAAAGCCCAGACCATGGCACACATGAGCAGGCAATTCCCCAGTGCCGTGTTCATGTCACCACTCATGCGGCAGCCTCGAACTTGGTACTTGACAAACCCCTCAGGGGTATACGCCATTCCCTTGTTCAAAAGCTGCCATGACAGTAGCTTGGCAAGCTCAGGGCTGCGGAATGCGGCATTATAGACACTGTGCTCCCACTCAAGGGCAGGGACAGACACATGCTGGTCGAACCGGCTAGCATCCAACCCAATAGCACAAGGTCGTGGCACATCATCCCACATGTCCCTCATATGCCTAGCTACTTGGCGTGCATTGTAACCCTTCATGACGGTGGGCCCGCCCCAAACATTGGCAATGGCACGATAGATATTGTGCTCGTGAGCCTTAATGTAGGGGCCAACACCGACATTGTACCTAGGGTTCCTGGGCTGGATGACCCTAGGCGCTGGATTCGGCTTGGAACTCAGATTGAGTTTCTCAGCCTTCACAAAGGTGCGTAGCTCGGCATCATCTCTTGAGATGGGACGCTTGGTAACGTCAACTGCCACTTTTTCATAGAGCTTCTGCTTGGCACCCTGGTAGGACTGCACAAACTGTGCAGTGCTCCATGGGCGGCATGAACCCAGAGCCCTCAAAAGCCGGGAGCGAAATCCCGAAAGCTTATCAAACACCCCTGCCGCAGGCTTAGGTGGAGGTACTAACTTTCCCTGCTTCTCAACAAGGAAGACCCTCTCAACCAGCCCACGCAGCACGTTGGCAAGGCTGTGGTTGTGCACACCATACACAACTCCACAGCCTAATTGAGGCAGGGCTAATGCCCTCCTCACTTTAGGAGTCCCAGTTTTGGGTGTGACCGACAGGGGCAATCGTGGATAGGGTCGTCCCACTGTGTTATGCCCCAACACCTCAACTAGGCACCCCTAGCGACGCACGCCACCTCCATAGGCCTTGCGCCTAGCCTTGACAGACCCTAGCTTGAGCAGGTTCTCTGCCTCTAAATCAGCGTCAGTGGGGACGTACACGCTAGCAACTGCATAAGGAATTACCCTCAGGCGGTCACACACGCGCACATTCTCACTAGCCATCTCCTTTCGGAGCCAAGTGGCCACTGCCTCATCATCCGCGGCTGTCCTGACACGAATGGTGCCAAACTGTGCTTTCGCCAGTGCGCACCACTTCAGTGTGAGCTTCCACCGCTTTTCTTCGCCATACTCAGTGTTGTCTAGGGTGTTGAGACCCTTAACAACCTTGGCATCTGGCTGATGTGGCCACTTCCAGGCTGAAAACCTACGCCAAGCCACTCTGACACCTGCCACACACCCTTTTGCAAGGGCAAATCCAAGTGCCATGCTATCATCCAGGGTGGCTAATCCTGGTGTAGGGAGCTCCCCGCCGATTGTAGCTGCCGGGACGGGATCAATGATCACGGATGAAATGGG